GTAAGGCCGGTGCGCAAGGCCCAAGAAAAAACGGCGCGTACCGCCATCGGTACGCGCCGTGAATCGTTTCTTGGTGCCGGCTGCCCGAATCGAACGGGCGACCTGCTGTTTACAAGTTAGCCGCTCGCACTGCTAATTATTAAATAGCAACAAAGGCTTGCCCCTTGCCCTCCGTACTATTGGAACAGCGCCGCCGCTGTCCTACGTCCTTGATTTCATTGGAGGACTGCGCCGCGAATAGTACGGCTTCAACCCCCTCCTTCAGCCCTGCGCCGCTGCGCCCGCGCACTGGCGGTGCTCCGCCTGGCGCCGCAGCGTCAGGCCTCGCAGGGGCTGTCCCTTGAACTTGTCCCACTTCAGGATCTCGCCGCACGCGCCGGCGTAGTCTTGCGCGTTGAGGCGCTTCACCAGTGTGGAGTTGCAGAACGCAGTCGGTCCGATGTTGTAAGCCAAGCTCAGGTACGCGTCGTACTCGGCTTGGTGTAGCGGCACGGTGACGCAACGCCGGAGCGCGCCCTCGTACTTCTGCACGTCCTGCAGCGCCCTGGCCAGGGCCAGCGGCGGAGTGGTGCGGTCGCCCTGCTTGACGCCGTCGGTCGCCCCAAAACCGTTCGTCCACTTGTCGCCCGCTACGGGCTGTATGGCTACCTCGCTGTAGCCCTCTGACAGCGCGAGGCCGACCAGGCCGGCCGCGCTGAGCGCCAAGGTGGCGATGAGTCGGCGTGCGCTCATTTCGGCACCCCCTCGCGCGCAGCTTGCACCACCGCGTCAATAGCCTCGCCCACGGCATCAGTAGGCACGCCGTTGCGGACCGCATGCGCAGCCCCGAACACCGCGCCGATGGCGCCCGCGATGTAGCTCACCCAGCGTGCGAGCGTGCCGAGGTGCCCGAGGATTCGCAGGCCGCTGCGCCCAAGTTCCAGGATGTCGCGGATCTCCCGCGTCACTGCGGTGTTGGCACCCAGGTCCCGCTCTATGACTCCCATGCGCTCCGATCCGCGCTGTAGTCGCTCCTCGATGGCCGACAGCCGCTCTTCGGTCGTCAATGCCAGCCGCTCCTCGCCCTGCGCAGACGCCTGTACTACCTCGCTCATCATTACCTCCCTGGAAATGAAAAACCCGCCGCGGCTTCCCGGGCGGGCCCTTGGTACTGCTTGTGAGTTAGACCGCGATCCGCGCGGCTATGGGCATGGGCGGCAACCAAGCGTCCAGCGCGTACTCGCGCTGAGGCACTACAGCGGCGCCGCTACAGTTCACACCGAGAAAGAACAACGAGGGAGCCATGCTCACGAACGTCCAGGCCCTGCGCGCCGTCGCCGCGCTGCTCGTCGTCGTGACGCACGTCATCGACGCGGCGGACGCCTACGGTCAGCCGCTCGCACCGCTCGCGCCGTTCGCCGGCCGGGGCCAGACCGGCGTGGACCTGTTCTTCGTCATCAGCGGCTTCATCATCGTGCGCACGCAGCAGCAGCGCCCGCGCAGCGCTGTGCAGTTCCTGGCGGCGCGTGCGCTGCGCATCCTGCCACCCTACTGGCTGCTGACCGTAGCTCTGGCTCTGGTCCTGGCTCTGGCCCCCGGACTCTTCCACACAAAGCAGCTCAGCGCCGCCGGGCTGGCCAGCTCACTGGGACTGCACTCGTTCCTCGCTCGAGGCGAGCTGCCGCTGCTGCACGTGGGCTGGTCTATCGAGTTCGAGGCGGCGTTTTATGGCCTGTTCGCGCTGGCCCTGGTCGCCGGCCGCGGGGCCGGACTCGTGCGGCTGCTCAGCGTGCTTGTGTTGGCGCTGGTGATGTTGACCGGCTACGGCATCGCGCTGGAGTTCCTGCTGGGCGCCTGGATCGCCCGCCTACGTGGCCCGCTGCCGGCTGGCATCGCGGGCGCCCTGATCGGCGCCGGCGCGGCGCTGCTGGCACTTGATGCGAGCGGCCCGCGCGTGCTCGTCTGGGGCCTGCCGGCCGCGCTGGTGGTGCTGGGCGCCGTGCATGCGCCACAGATCGGCCGCGGCGCGCTGACGCGACTGGGCGATGCCTCGTACTCGTTGTACCTGGTGCAGGTGTTCACAATCCCGGCGGCCTACCGCTTGACCGGCGGCGCGTGGTCCGCTGCGGCGCTGGCCGTGGCGCTGTCGGTGCTGGCCGCGCTGGTGCTGCACCGGTACGTCGAGCAGTTGCCGCAGCGGCTGCTGGCCGCTCAACCGCGGCGCACCTTGCGCCCGTCGTAGGACTGCAGTCGAAATCGGCGCGGCCGCAAGGCGGTGCTCGATGTCGGCCAAGCGCTGCTCGGTATTGGCATCCATCACATATTCCTGACGATTCCAAAATAGCTGTGCGCGGTCACAGCCACGGCATTACCAGCCGCGTTCGTAATGCTCAACGTTCCAGCCGTCACGTTGGCCGTGCAGTAATACGGGATGCGCACCGAGATTTTTCCCGTCGCTTCCTCGGGATATAGATACTGCGAGCCCCAGCCTGTGCCGCTCGGAATAACAACGCCGGCCGGCACGGCAATATCGAGCCGCTGCGCGCTGGCCGCGCCGTTCATGCCAGTCAGCGACAGTTCAACGACGATCCAGCCCGTCTCCCCTTTCGGGAAATTCAGGGCCAGCGATGCGATGGCCGAACCAACGGTGTACGAGCCGGCGATGGAGCCCGTGTTGAAACTCTGCTTGACCGTGCCGCCGTAGCTCGTGGCGATCGGCACCCCGGACATGCGCACTGGTCGCTGCACAATGATTGGCTCGCCGCCGCCGGCATGCGAAACGTTATGCACCTCGCAGTCCGTGCCGTTGGCGCCCAGAACGTGGACGCCGCCGCCCTCAAACGTCCCGTCAATATCGACTCCGGAGACGACACAACGGTAATTGTTGTTCGTCATGCGGATGGCGGAGTTATTGCCTCCCGCTGTGGCATTGCGGAATTTGTGATTTCGAACAGTCACGCCGCTGGCGTTATTGCCGATCTCCAGCGCGATGGCGGACCCGCCCGGGATGTTCATCGACGTGCAGCCGTTGAACGTCGCGGCATAGTCCCGCCCAGAAGTCGGCGCGAATTTGATTTGCCCGGTGATCGCTGCGCCGTTGAACTTGATGTCGGCACAAAAATTCGATGTGGGCTGACCGAACAGCGCCGCATACGTGCCCGAGCTCGCGCGGCCGAGATAACCACCATTCACGGTCAGGACAAACACGTCCGTCACATCGAATCCGACTTCTGCGTTATCAATAGTGCAGTCGGTGAAATGCCAGCCCTCATGGTAATAGCTGGTGCCGCCCGGGCTGCGCAATTTCACGGAGTACGTGCCGGCGACGCCCGTGGACGAGTAAATGATGCACTTGTGGATTTTGACTTCCACGCATTTTCCGGACGCACTGATGCCGCTCTGCGTGTAGGCAAAACATTTGTCGATGAATACTTGGCGGACAGCTTGCTGAAAATCCAGGAACAGGCCGATGGTCGGGCTGGTGATGTAAATGCCCTCAAGCCTAATCTGCCGCGCATAGTGCGCAGTCGACGTTGGCGTATTCGTCGTTCCAGTGCACTGGAAAAATGCGCTGCACGTACCCTGGATAATGCCGCCCAGCATCGTCAGGCCTTCGGCGGCGCCGGTGAAGGTAAATAGCGGACTGGCGCCGGTGTTTGCTTGAATATACGCGCCGCGCATGTCAACCACCGTGCCCGCCGGCAGGTTGATAGTCGAGCTGATTTTCCAGCTGCGATTGCGCAGATCGAGCGTGCGCGAGTACGTCAGGCACTGCTGAATGGCTGCCGTGTCGTCGGCCACGCCGTCGCCCACCGCGCCCAGACTGCGCGGGCTACACCCCTGATCGTTAAGCCGCCCGCCGAGGGTGCGAGCAGCATAATTCAGGCTCCCGGAAAACCCAACTATGCCGGGACCCTCAAATGCCGAGGCAACTGAAGCCAGGGCGTTAGCCAGAAGCACCGAATTCTCACCCGGCACAAGGTTTGTTAGATCAATGGTGAGTTGCGAAAGTGCCGCATTCCAGACCTGGGCCATGGGTATCCATTGGTCTCGCGGCGTATATTCATCCGGATACGGAGGCATTACCGTGATAGACATACTGTCCCTTCTACTTTGTCAGTTCGACCCGTAAATGATCCCCTGGATTTCCAGGTTGTATTGCGTTTTTGACGATCCGCTGATGACGAATTTCCACGATTTGCACAGTCCGTAGACCACGAGACTTGCAAACTTCTGGGAGCCGATCCAGACGCATGGTGTAGCGTGAGTTGAGTCCAGCCTGTCGGTCACGAAATCAGTCTCCGTGTTCTCCACCACCACAACAAACGAAATGGTCCGCACAGTTTTGCGCGGCGTGATAGTCGTGACGCCATAATCGTCTGTCGTGAATTTGCTGTAATCGATTCCGCCGCCGCCAGGCTTATCCAGCTTGTCGCCAACGTCGTGCAGAGAGCCGACCGCCAGCATCCCCAGTGATGCCGTGCCGGTGCTGTTCAGCGTGACGGTAATCGTCGCGTCGTAATAAGCAGGCAAGTTCGTGAATACCAGAACTCGCCGGCTGCGGATCGTGCCGTAGTAATAGTCATACCAGTTGTTCACCGGAGCACGGAGATTTCCAGGACCGAGATAACGCTGGTACACCGTGCGCCCGGCCTGGGTCATCGTGATCGTGACGGAATCCGCCTGCAGGTCGCCCAGGAAAATGCCTTGGACAATCCCCGGCTGCAGCGTGACGGAAATACTGCCGCTGGCCGACGTCGACGTGCCTACGGCACCATCGAACATCGCCCAACGATTCGTCGGCCCCTCCCGTTTCCAGTTCACGGCGTCGTTTTCCGGCGCCGTGGCGGACACGCCCGCGATCAGGCGCACGTACACGCTGTGCGTCGTGCTGCGGATGCAGCGCTGGCCCAGCGTGTAGTTCGTGGCGGCGTTCCACGCCGCGTAGTCGGTCTCCGGCACGGTGCTCGAAACGAGCACTGCATCGGAGACCGCAGTCGGCAGCAAGTACTGCAGCGGTTGCATCAATCTGCCTCCCTGATCAACAGCGCGTTGTCGTCGGTCAACCGGCGCAGCCGGTCTGACGTATCAGCGGTGTGCCCGGCCGTCGCCTCGGACACCTCGACGAGTCGGTCCACGCGCCGGGTCAGCGCTGCGAGCTGGTCCGCCAGATCAGACGTGCTCAGCAGCGACCGCGTCTGCTCGTAGCTGTAGACACGCGACGGGCCCAGGTCGACGAGCTCCGGCCCGCCGCCGTCGCCGACGATTGCCAGGCCGCCGGGGTGACTCCCGCCGTCCGCATACGCCGGCACGGTGATCCGCATGGTCTGCTCCAGGCTTGCCGCGAGCCTTGCCCGGGCGAGCGCGTACTCGACCGAGCTGCCGGACGTGTCCGCAAGCAGCTCATCGAGCGAGTGCGACAGCTGCGGCAGCGCGGCCAGCGCCGAGGCGTCACCGGCGCGGGCTGCAGACGTCTGCATTGCGAACTGCGCCCACAGCGCCACGGGGTTCGTTGCGTTGCTGCCGTCCACGCCGCGCAGGCGCAGGATCTCGTCCCGCAGCGCCTGGCCCGCCGATTTCGCGCTGTCGGTGACCGTTGCAAACGCATCGCTCAGACCGATCAACGAGGCGACCGTGTGCCGGCCAGAATCGGTCAGCAGCCCGTTGCCGTTGATCAGCGTGTCGATCCACTCGCGCAGTTGCGCGCGGTTGCTGGGCAGCGCGTAGCCCAGGGTGCGGAACTGCGCGGTGAGCTGACGCGTGAGCGTGGCGGTGCGCTCTGCGTCGCTGTAATAGCTTTCGTAGTAGCGCTGCATCGCAGCGGAGTACGCGTCCGCACCGCCAAACTGGTCCACCAACTGGCTGGCTGCGTCGCCGCTGGCCAGGTTCAACGTCAGCAGCTTGTCGCCCAGCGCGTCCAGATCTCCGTTGACAAGCCTCAGGCGCTCGGACAGCCGAGATAGCGTCTGCGCGGCCGTTTCGCCGCTTTGCGACATCTCCAGGCCGACCTGGCCCAGCACGGCCTTGGCCAGGTCCTCGCCCATGTTCGCGTACGTGTCCGCCAGCAGCTGCTGGTTTGCCGCATCGTCGGCGGTGAACGCGAGACGAATCTGCTTGCTGTAGCTCTGGATCGCGGCCACGGGCTGACCCAGCGACGTTGCCATGTCGGCGACGCTGGTGCGCAGCCCGGTGAACGTCTCGCTGAGATGCTGCTGCAGCGCGGCGTCCAGTGCGCTGGTTTCTGTCCAGTGCTTGTCAGACCGGAACCAGCCTCCCTTGCGCACGATGTCGGCGTAGGCGTTGCCCGTGAAACCGTTGCCGCTGAAAGTGCCTTCGATGCCTTGCTGTTCGATACGCGGAGCCTTGCGACCGAATGCCCGCGCAACGAGCGATGAGCCGGTGAGCATGCTTGCCGTTTTGCCGCCGAACAATTTGTCCAGCAGCGGCCCACCCATCAGCCCGTCATAGAACCAGCCAGCGGGCCGCAGCAGGCCCGGCAGATCGCTGCTCTTGTACTGCCAGCCCCGGTCCCACAGCGAGCCGTTGAGCTGCATGCCGGCTGCGATCCAGCCGATGACGGGCAGCATTTTCGCCGCGGACACGCCCAGGCCCATTGCACCGGTCGAACCGGCGGTTGTGGGGCCAGCCAGGCCTGCGCCCATGGACGCGCCGCGCATGCCGCTGGCGAAACTGCTCAGCACGCTGGAGCCGAACATGCTGCCGGCGCTGCCGATTGCATTTGCGAACGTGCTGGTGAGCCCGGCCGTGTACGCGCTGTACAGGCTGTTGATGGTGCTCACGGCACTGAGCGCGCTGATGCCGCCGGCGGCGCCGGAGCCCGTCGCGCTGGGTGCGAGCAAACTGCCGATCGCGCCGGTGAGGGGCTGCACCACGGCCTGCACGATGGGCCGCAGCACCAGGGTGCGGGCGTAGTCCACCAGGTAGTCAAGGCCATTTTTGCCGCCGCGCATGATGTCGTCCGTGAGCGACTGGCTGAGCTGGTCGGTCATGCGCTGCCATTCATCGAGATACACGCGCGTCTGGGCCTGCGCCGCGACCTCCGTAGCAATCTGCGTGGCTTGTGCAATCTGCGCCGAACGCCACGCCTCGGCATCCATGTTCTCCGGCGCCGCCGTGGCCTTGATCTTCTCGATCTGCTGCCGCAACTGCTGCTCAATGCGCAGCTGCGCGATGGCGACTTGCCGGGCCTGGCTTGAGGCGCCCATCATCGACAGCTCCAGGCGGTCCACCTCGCCCTGGTCTTGCAGGGCACGCCGTTGCTCGTACATCGAAAGTGCGAGCTGCTCGCGAGCCTTGGACTGCTCAACTATGGCGCGGGCGGTGTCATCAGCGTATTCCTGGCGCTGGGCCTGGACTACGGCATACACGGCCTGTGCCTGCTTGTATTCCAGCTTCGTTGTTTCGTTGATGCCGTCCTGGCGACGGGTCTCGATCTGCGCGTCTATGTTGGCGATCTGCATGCCCAGCCGGGCCACTTCCTGCCGGTTGTTGATCTTGCGCGCCGCAATTGCCTGCTCTGCTACCAGCCCTTGCTTCTGGACTTCGAGCGCGGCGATGTCCAGGCGCGTGGTCTCCTCAATCTGCGTGCGCTCGTTGATGTAGCCCGTAGCGCGCAGCAGATCGATCTGCCCCTGCGCGCGCTTGATCACCTCCAGTCGCTGCTGTTCAGACGCCTGCACTCGCACGACGTCCTCGCCGGTGTCATACGACTGACGGATCAGGGCGATGCGCCGGGTCAGCTGCTGGTCAATCTCGGCCTGATTCGCGCCTTCCGCTTGTTTTGCGCGTGCGGCCTCCGCTTGAGCCGCCGTGATCTCTTGCTGCATGCGGCGCTGGGTGCTCAACGACGGAATGATGTCGCGGTTCCATTTGGCCAAGGCCTCTACTGCCGTAGCCTGCTCCGCTGCAGCGGTCGCCGCGCCGCGCTGGGCCGCGGCCTGGCTCGTGAGCAACCTGTATTGCTCTCGGGCAGCATCGAGATCTGAGGAGTCCTCAGCCGGCATCTTGACGCCGGCCGCGGTGAGCGCCTGGCGGCCGAGCTGCTGCCGCTCCAGCATTGCCACCTTGGCCGCGGCAGCGGCCACTTTGTCGTCCAGCGTCTGCTCACGGCCGACGTCCAGCATCGAGTCCCACGCGCTGGATGCGGCCGACTTGACGGCGCGCCACGCCTTCTCCAGCCCGCCAAGGTTGTCCTGCAGCCGGTCCATGCGCGACTTCATCGCGTCGGCATAGGCCTGCTGCGCAATTGCGGCTGCCTCTTCGGTCTTGCCTTCGCGCTCCAGCGCGGTGATCTGCTGCAGGACCGCGGCCGTCAGGTAGTGGTACTGCTCATTGAGCCGCAGCGTCGTCTGCAGCGGCGCTTTGCCCAAGTCGTTGAACGTCTTGGCCGTCTCGCCGACGGACGCGCCCAGCTCGCGCTGTATCGCCACGGCCGCGGCGCCGGCGGATTGCATCTGCTCCGCGCCAACGCGCCCGGTTGCAACGAGGGCTGCCAGGGCCGCGGCCGCGCTGGCCTGCGTGCCGACCTCGGCCGAGACGGCCGCAGCGAGGCCCTGCAGCTGACCCGCGGTGACCCCAGCGGCATTGCCGCTGAGCGTCATCTCGCGCGTGTACCCGCGCGCTTCGCTTGCCCCCTGTTCATGGGCGACGGCCAACGCGGCGGCGGCCGCTGCCACGACGGTGTACGGTGTGACCAGGCCCCCGACGTAGCTGCCCATGGCCTTGGCCGCCGGGCCAATGCCGCCGAACATGTCTTTGATCTGGCCGCCCTGCTGCAGCAGCACGAGAAACGCCCCTTGTCCGCCCACGAGCGACGTGACGACATCCGTCATCTGCATCGGGATCATGCGCATTGCGAACGCCATCTGGTCCGCGGCGCCGGCGCCCTTGTCGAGCTGCTTCTCAGCGTCGCGCAGGCGCGCGATGAACGGCGCGGCCTGCGTGCTCACACCCATCTGCGCAGCCTGCAGCTCAAGCAACTCGGCGCGCGTCTTGCCGATGGCCGTCACCTGGCGCTCAAGGCCCGCAATGAAGTCCTGCCGGGCCTTGGCCGCGCTGGCCAGCGCGGCCTGTTCGGCGGCGTAGGCCTCGCGCTCCGCGCGCTGGGCCGCGGCGCGGATGTTGGCCAGGGCCTGTTCCGCGGCGGCGCTGCGGCTGGCCGCCGCAGCGGCCACCTCGGCGCGCTGGCGTTCGGCCGCGGCCGCAGCCTCGGCTTTGGCACGCGCGGCATCGAGCTGATCCAGCAACGGCTGCAGGCGAGCGAGATCCGCGCCGCGGGACGCGGCCAAGCTCTCGAAGAACTTGCGGCTGCCACGCTCACCCGCCTCGAACGAGGCGATCGTGCGTTCGAGCGTGCGCTCGATCTGCCGTGTTGCGGTGTCAACGCCACGGGCCGCCTCAGTGCCGCCGCGGCCGATTTCGCGTATGCCGTCAGCGGCCTCGCGGCTGGCGTCACGCGCGGCTTGGCCGAGATCGCGCAGCGAGCGCTTGCCCTGCGCAGCGACGGCCTGCAGGCTGTCACCGTTGGCCGTAACTTCAAGCTGGGCCTTGTGGGTTGCGGTGGTCATCTCTGGTCCCTGCGCATTTCGGCCATTGCGGCCTCTTCCATGACGACGATGTCGTCGACGATCGCATTCCGCTCAGCAGCGGTGAGATCTCGCGCCGCGAGGTGCTGCAACAGCACGTTGTGATCGAGCCCGGTTGCGCCGTTCACGCCCACGCGCCACTGCGTGCGCAGGCGTCGGAACAGCAGCCAGGTCTCCAGGTTCTCCGCCCAGATTTCGAGGATGTCGTCATCGAAATCCTCGGGCTGGAAACCTGAGGCCTGCATCTGCGCGGCCGACATTGGCCGCGCATAGATAGCCCGCGCGGCGCTTCTCAGTTTCCCAGTCGCGCGTCCGTCAGTGCGGAGTTGTAGGCCTGGGCAATCGCGGGGATGGCACCGGCGTACAGGTCCACGAATTCCTGTGCAGTTTCGAGCGCGAGGCCCTCGGCTAGGTCCCAGCCGTCAGCGACGTCCACGATGTACTGAGCACCGTTGCGGATGAGATGCGCGGTGAACGTCGTGTGGTGATTGATGGGCGCGGGCGGCTTCGACTCCGCCGCCGCGCTTTCGGTGGCGGGAGCTGCTGCCTGAGCCTTGGCCTCAGCATCCGCCTTGGCCTGGGCTTCGGCCGCGGCCTTGCGTGCGTCTTCGATGATCGAGTCCTGCAGAGCAGCGAGCTCCGTGCGTTTGCGGTACTTGAACGTGAACTCGACTTGTGCGATGCCGTCGGCCGTCGGTATGTCGACGACTTTCTTGAACGGTCCGGGACGCTGAAGGCTCTGAATCTTGGCCATGGTGATGTTCTCGCTGTTTTGTGGTCAGAAAAAAGCCCGCGTGGGAGCTACCCAGCGGGCGTGAAAGCCGGCCCGCAGGCCGGCGCATGGCATTGCAATGACGTGCAGACGTCAGGACGCGTAGCGGGTCGCGTTGCTGTTCACCGCGATGCCGACGGCGCAGCGCATGGTGTTGCCCTCGCTGATCCTCGGGTTCGGGTTCAGCGCGACTTTGCACGACTCGTAGATCACCGCACCCGACCGCAGCTGCTTGCGGATGACCGTGTTCGTGCCGGCGCGCGTCGCGGCCAGCATTGCGATCCAGCCAGGCGTACCGGCGCTGTCGGCGTCAACCTCGAACGATTCTTTCAGCGCGCTGAATCCGTCGTAGACGATGCGCTCCTGGTCGTCTTCCAGGTACTTGTAGTTCACTTCCTTGGGCTCGCCGCCGCTGACCTGCGGGCTGTGGATCTGGGCGATCTGCGTCCAGCCGCTAACCTTGCGCACAGAGCCGATGCCGGAGCCGGCCGGGAACAGCGTGGTGTCGCTGGTGTCAAAGCCCTCGGCCACGAACGTGTTCGCGGCCGTGGATTTGACGCGGACCACGACCAGGTTGGCCCTGGTCCAGCCGCTGGACATTTCGAGAATGTCGCCGTTGGCGTAGCCATGGGCGGTGCTCGTGATGACGGCCTCGGTCGCGTTGGTGATCGCCTCGATCGTCTTCGATGCCGCGAAGCCGCTCGCGATCGAATGGACCATGCCGGAGGGGGTGGAAGCCATTTTGGCCCTTTCAGTGAAAGCGCCCGCGAGGCGGGCAAAAGAAAGCCGCCTCGCGGGCGGCTGCAGTTGTTGCGTGGGTAACGCTAGCGCGGGCCCCAGACGCTAAAATCCTGGCGCACGCCGTAGCGGCCCAGCTCGGTGTCGGACGCGTCCGAGAACTCACCGTCGAGCACGACCTCCAGGCCGTCGGCCTGGCGCATGACGTCCTGCGCTTGCTTCATGAGCTGCAGTGCGTCGATATAGCGCACGGACCAGATGTTGAGCTGTATGCGCGCATTGCGGCGATCCGGGATGTCGCCGCCGGTGTAGTTGAGCGGAATGCCGCCAATCTGCTGATATACGCCGTACGGCAGCGGCGTGTTCTCCGGCGCGGTGACCGGGAACAGCTGGTCGGACAGCAGCGGCGACAGGGCCACGACGAACAGTTCTTCGAGCGTCATCACTGCCCTTTCATGCGGCGTAGCCACTCGGCCGCGCCGGCCTGCAGCGCGGCCGCGGCCTTGGCGTCGTGGCTCGCGCGAATGAACGAATGCGCTGGCACCCATTTCGGGCTGTCCAGCTTCTCGGTCTTGATGGTCACGAAGTTGCCGTTGGCGTAGCGAACAACCCGGTATGGCTGCCAGTGGCCATACTCAATGAGGTGGCCATGCGGAGCCTTCGCAGCGTTCCAGCTGACGTGGTACGTGGCCTGCGCTGCACTGCTGTTGTCGGTGGAAAACGCCTGGTAGACGGCGGCCTTCAGCGCACCGCCCGGGTAGAGCTTGCCGCCCTTGCCGACGTGCTGGCCAGACACCGGGACACGCATCAGGGCCTCGTCATACAGCACCTGCGCCGCGGCCTGCGCAGCTGGGCGCAGAGCCTCTTGTGCATCGCCGAACACCGCGTCTATCCACGCGCACGCGCCATCCTCATCAAACTCAGCTTCGAGCATTCACAGCCTCGGCCAAGATGTCCACGCGGTCCGCCCTCCGGTCGCTTAGCGGCGGCCGTGTGATGTTGTAGATCTGGTCATCGCGCACACGCACGACGCGCATGCCAGCATCGAGACCGGTGCGGTAGCGAATGCGGATGCTGACCAGCGTGGTTGCAACGCTTGCACCGGCGCGAATGGCCTCCATGCCAATGGGCGTTTTAACGCTGGCCCAGCAGGTGCAGACGTCTGTCCATGTCTCCACCGGCTGGCCAACGCTGTCGCGGCCCGACTGGCGGCGCTGGATCGTGATGCGGGTATCGAGTTCGCCGGCGTTCATGCCCAAACCCTGTAGGGGTCCAGCAGCCTGTCCAAGTACGGCAACGGCTTCAGATCCTTTCCGACCGCCTCCCGGTTCGCGTACATCGCGCCCACGTGCACGAGCATCCAGATGCAAAGCGGCTGAGGCACCTCCGCCGGCGTCGCGTAGCCGGCCGTATAGCGCACACGCACGGCGTTCACCCGCGCGGCCGTGGCGGGCCATGCGAGGCCCGGCTTGGGTACCAGCCAGGCGGGGGCGACGTCGCTGGCGTTGTCCAGCTCGTAGTCCTGCGGGTCCAGCGTCAGCAGCTCGCCGGCGGGGTCCAGGAACTGCACCTCAGCGACGGATTGCACGCTGGGCCAGTCCAGGCGCAGGGCTGAGCTGAATGCGTCGGTGCGCATCTCCCAGGTGCTCAGCGCGATGGCGCGGCCGGTTACACCCTCGGCCATCTCGCGTGCGGCGCTGATGTATGCGCTGATAAGCGCGTCTTCATCAGCGCTTTCGACACGCAGGTGGAGCTTCGCGCGCTCCAGCGTGACGGGTTCCACCGTCGGCTGCGTAATGCGAACTGTGGGCATGTAGCTCTACCTCGTTGACCGCCGCGGCGCGGCAGCGGTGGGGCGGTGCGTGGCTTGGTGTGCCGGTCGCACAAGATGCGGGATGCCGGGGGCGTAGCCCGGACCGGTGGGGGCGCGCATGCGGCGCTGCAGGTTCGTGATGTAGGCCGTGTCAGCACCGGCTTCCGACGCGACCAGCACGCCCGTCACCAGTGCTTGGCCGGCGGCAGTCGCAGTGTCGGCCCCACCTTCAGACGCCGCGAGCACGCCGGTCACCAGCACCTGGCCGGCCGCGGTTGCCGTATCCGCGCCGTCTTCAACTGCGGCGAGCACGTTGCTGGCAATGACCTGGCCGGATGCCGCGGCAGTGTCCTGGCCGTCTTCGGCGACAAGCAACATGCCACCGATCAGCAATTGACCGGCCGCGGCCGCCGCATCGCCCTCGCTTTCGGACGCAGCAAGTACGCCGGTCACCAGCACTTGGCCGGCCGCCACGGCCGTATCTGCACCCGATTCGCTGACGTCAACGGTGCCGGCGACGACAGCTTGTTCGTCCGGCGACAGGCCCAAGGCCTGCAGGCCCATGGGGCCGAGCGCGAGATACATGTCAGCCCGCCGGCCAGCCGGCGGCGTAGTCGTAGGCGAGCACGGCTTCGAAACTGCCAAGGGCGCGGATGGCATCGCGGTGCGCGCCGTCGGCGCCGGCGATGGCCGCCTCCAGTGGTGCCAGAGCGGCCGCGTTGGCAAGCACGAGGCCGCACATGGCCGCGAGCGCTACGCCGCGGCAACTGGCCTCCTGGGCCAGCGTCGGGGCAGCCGTGGCATCGCCGCTGGTGGCCCACGCGCGCGCCTCGGCGAGCTTGAGCGGCCAACTGGCGGCCTCCAGGGGCGAGGTCAGCCACATCAGCGTGTCCCGCAGCACTTTCGCGTACAGCGCCACCTCGTTGCAGCGCCAGTCCTTCGCCTGCTGCAAGCTGTAGCCGTTGACGATGGCCTGGACGGCTGCGTCGTCGGACGCGATCCAAGCACCATCCCGCTGCATGAGCCAGTGGCCGGACGCCGCGATTGCCGCATGCAGGCCCGCGCCCTTCTCCTGATACTCGATAGCCATTTACTGCACTCCGAGCGCAATGGCCGGCGCGAATGCACCGCCGACCGGGACGACAGACACGGCCCCAGGTGCGGCCGGCAGGGCGAGCGATGCGGCCGCCTCGTACTTGTAGTCCACCGGTACCAGGCCGGCGCCGTTCATGCCGAACGGCGTGCTGCCCACAACTTGCGATGCACTGTTGTTGTTCGCGGTGAGCGTGACACCTGCGGATGCAACGATCGCAACGATGTACCAACCCGCCGGCAAGAACACCGCCCCGCCGGCCAGCGACTGCGCCTTGAATCCGGTTGAATCCACGGCAACAGGAGCCGTTGCATCAATGCGCGCGCCGATGCCGCCGCTGGCGGAGAACGCGTACAAGCCCATGATGGCCTGCGTGCCGGCACCGCCGGCGGTCGTGACGGAGCACGCGAGCGACGTGACGGTGACACCGAAGTCCAGCCTGAACGGCAACCAGTACACACGCAGCGAAGTGAGGCCCAGCGTTGACGACGGAACGGTGCGATGCCCGTCAAGCACGAACCGGCCTGCACTGTTCGCCGCGTCTATCGTCGTGGGCGCTGCTGCAACAGTGGCAGCTTGGGGCGCCAGGTCGATGAGCACGCCGGCCGGCAGGTCCTGCGCCACGGCAGCCGTCTTCGTGAGCGTCGTGCCGTCCCAGGTCTGCCGCGGCTGCCGCGTCATCGTCGTGGCGTCGGTGAGCGTGCCTATGCCGCACTCCAACGCTTGCTTCGAGACCGGATGCCGGGCCGAGTAGCTGAACGGCACGCCAATGGCGCCGACAGCCTGGTAAATGCTCGGCGTGCCCGCAATTGCGCTCAATGCCTGCGGCCCCGTGCCGCCACTGCCGGTGGCCCGGCCCCAGTTTGCGTGCGACATGGCGTCAGGCAGCGTGCGTGATGGAGGCGCTGTTCAACTTCACGGTCTGGCCGCCGGTGATGTTCACGCTGTCGAGTTGCACGTCGAAGCCGGCGCCCACGCCCACGGTCAACCCACGCAAGACGCTGCCGCCGGCGGAATTGCGGATGCGGGCCAGGGCCGCAGTGCCCGAGGCGTCGGCGGCCGTGTCGCTGCGCGGGAAGCCAGCGAGCGTGAGCGTGGTGCCGCTCACGGTGCCAGTATTGGCGCCGCCGCTGCCGAGCACGATGGTCGCAAGCACGGCGGCATACGCGGCGCTGCAGATCTCCAGCACGCCGGGGCCGCCCCCGGCGTCGATCTTGTCGCGCACGGCGAGCAGGCGGGATTGCTTGACGTCGTCTTCGTAGATGACGGGCATGGGATAAGTCCGGTTCAGAGCACCGCGCAGACGTCTGCACGGGGCTGGAAAAGAAGGGGCGCGGCGGCGTGCCGCGCCAAAGCCGCCGCGAGGCAGGAGACAACCGGTCAGGCGTGAAGCTGAGCGGCAGCGTCGCCACCCGCCTGAGCCGCAGCATCGGCAGCGGGCGGCGCGTCCGCGCCGGTGTCGAGTTCGGTAACCGTGCCGTCGCTGGTCTGGCCGTCTGCGCCGGTGGCGGGTTGCGTCTGCATACCGACATCGTCACGACGCGGCCGGCGCTTGGCAGGTGCCTTGCGTTCTGCTTCGGCAGCGGGCGCCGATACCGGGCTGGCCGCAGCATCGGATGCGGGCTGGATGCGCTCCGCCACGCCCGACTCCTCCACCAGGTGGCGCGCCATCTCTTCGCTGCAGCGCAGCTTGTCGCCGGGCTGGAACGCACCGATGGCCGAGTTCGCACCCAGTGCGATGAATTTGATTTGCACCATGGCTGTTGGGCCGGCCTTTCGACTGGCCCTCTCCTATCAGGCCGGGGTCAGGTCACCGCCGCGCAGAGCCGCGGGCACTTCCGCCGCAAGCGCCAGACGCCGCTCGGCACGGATCGTGATGAGGTTCTTGGTGAAGTTGTCCGAGTCGCTCTCGGACATCTCCACGATCACGCCCTCGCGGTTGTAGACGGTCCCGTACTGGCTGAAAGCACCCACGCCAAAGGTGTCAGCCGTCACACCCACCGACTGCACCACGGGCACGCCAAAGAGGCGCATCACGCCAGCGGCGTCCACGCTCACGCGGACCTGCGCGGCGTTGGTGGTCAGCAAATCGATCTCGACCTCGGCAAAGTCCACCGGGTTCATTACGATCGCCTCGGCCGGGTAGCCGGCGGCCCACAGGTCCGCGATGATCCTGCGGATCAGCACCAGCTTCTTGAGCGTGCTGCCCAGCGCCGCATCGGCGTAGCCATGCGCGGTGTAGTTGCCGGCCTTGAACAGGCCGCCGATGTTGGCCCCGGCACCGTCGCCGCTGCACAGCGCCGTCTCGACCTTGCGGTTGACGCCGTAGCGCATGCGGGTGTTGACGTAGGCGGCCAGCGCGGCGTTGTCCATGGCCAGCTGGCGACTGATCTTGATCCAGTGCGCCACGGTGGACACCGGCTGGTTCACGAGGGTCCAGGTCAGCGAGCTTTCGGGCTTCGCGGCACCTTCCGCCGTCTCGGCGGCGTTGTTGGTGAAGCTGGTCTCCTTGGTGTACTCGACCGCGTTGCTGGCGGTCGGAGCGGAAGCCAGCAGCGACTCGATGGTGAGCATCTGCGACGCGCCCGGGACGATGCCGGGCTTGCGGTCCGGCGCGACGGTGGAGTCCGAACCGGTCAGCGTGTTCTTCACCTCCACGCGGGCCTTCTGCGTGGAGCCGCCGACGAAGGACTTGAAGGCCTCGGCCTTCACGACCTGCGCTCCCCAGCTTTCGTCCGCCTTGCCTTCCGGCTCGCCGCCGCCGGCACCCTTTTGCTCCAGCTGCACCAAGCGGTCGGCCAGCTCGCGCTGTTGCGTGCCCAGGTTGTCGATGGCGGTCTTGGTGTCGGCCGACACCTTGCCCAGCTCCTTGAGCTCGCCCTCGGCCTTGTCGGAGAACTGCTTGAGCTTGGCCTCGATGCCTTCGAGGCCCTTCATCACGGATTCGATGGTCATGGTCTTCCTTCGGAAACGAAAGAGCCGCCCGGAGGCGGCTCGTTGGGGTTGCGGGATGCGCGCGTCAGGCGACGCCCGGCACCTGGAACTTGTTGATGCGCTCCAGCAGCTGCTGCATCGCTTTCGCCTCGGCGGTGACCGGGGCGGGCTCCCCCTCGACACCGAGCACCACCTTGGCGCGAGCCACCAGCGCGACGGCGGCTCCTTTGCTGAGGCCGCCTGCATCCCGCAGGAAGCTCTCCAGATCTCGCACCGACTCGATCTCCGCGATCGCGGCAGTGAACTCCTCGCCCTTGACGCTGCCGAGGTCCACGCGCGCGGCGCCGTCGGCCGGGAACGCCACCGGGCTGATCTCCATGAGCCGACTCCAGCGGCGGATGACGCGGCCGCTCTCGGTCGTGTCGTAGTCGCCTTGTTTGACGAAGCCGCCGATGGACAGGCCGTCCAGCGTGCCGTGCTTGAGCGCGGCGCGCACGTCCTGCGCGAGGCCCATGCCAGGCGTGAGCTCGCCTTCGACGTAGAGGCCGTGGTCGTCCTCCTTGGTCACCGTCCACTTGCCGATCGGCATGGACCATTGGTGGTTGAAGAACATCTTCGGCAGCCCGTGCGTGCGCAGCGTGCTGGCGAAGGCACCCTTGACGATGGTGTCGCCCACGGCATCCACGCCACCGAAGACGCTGGCGTAGCCGGAGAAGGTGGCGGCGTCGCCCTCGGCCTTCAGGCGAACGTCATTGAGCGACAGGGTCTTGCGCAGCAGCATTGCGGCCTCCGGTGTTGATGGTGCCGAGCTTGTCCAGCGGCAGGAGGTTGGATTGCGCCGTCAGCTGGTCGCCGCCCGCAATCGGCGGGTCGTTCTCAAGCTGCCGGCATTCGTTGCGGGTCTTCAGGCCGTTCTGCACAGCCTTGGCGTAGATCTCGTACCGGTCCTTGGCATTGCCGCGCAGCAGCGCATCCAGCGAAAACTCCGCCGTGAACGAGACACGCTGTGCAGACGTCAGCACTCGCTTGCGCACCGCCTGCTCAATGCTGACCAGGATGGGGCGGATGGTGAGCTTGTGCCAGCCGTCCATGATCTGCTCGATGCCGGAGCCCCAGGTGGTGACGTTGGCGTGGTGCGCGAGCACTGGCGGCACATCAAACCAACGGCAGACCTCCTCGATGCTGAACTGGCGGGTCTGCAGCAGCTGCTGATCCTCAGGCGAGAGGCTCAGTTGCTGGTACTTCATGTCAGCTTCCAGCACGTACAGCCGCGACGTGTTGCCCGTGGCCATTTCGGCAAAACGCTCCTGCAGGGACTTGCGGTGGTCGGGCTTGAGCACCGAGTCAACCATCAGCACGCCAGTGGGCTTGCCGCTGTTGCCGAAGAGGCGCTGCGCCTGCTCCTGCGCCCGCGCCGCCTCCGTCGTCGTGGCGCGCATGTACTCCAGGCGCGAAAGCCCCACCGTGCCATTGCCCAGGTCCTTGAGGTGCAGCACGTTCTCCTCGGCCAGCGCCGCCACGTCGCCGCCGATGCGGTAGAGGTAGACCATGGAGCCGTCATCCATGACGTAAGGCTCGACCTGGTCGGCCGGCATGGGCCACAGGCTCAGCGCCTCGCCGCGCGCGTCGCGATCGATGCGCGCATAGGCGTTCCCGCGCAGGTCGTGGTTCATCATCATGGCCACCCAGAACTGGTAGGGCGTCATGCGACGGTTGGGCGTGTCGTGCAGCAGCGCGTACAGCCTGGCGGCGCGGGCCAGCTCGCGCTTGCCGGACCCGACGTCCTTGTAGACAAAGAACGGGAGCGACGCGACCACCTTGGCCCGACGGTCCACGCAGGCCCAGACGGCGCTGAGCTGCAGCGCCTGGTCAGGGCCGATGGTGGCGACGTCGTCGACAAGGGACATTGACGGCAGGCCGGTCTGCTGGCCCTCGCTCTCGCCCAGGGCGCCGCCACCGCGACCGAACCAGCCGCGGAGCGTGGAAATGAAGGGAATCATGTGGCGATAGGCGCGTTGAGAAAGTCGTCAATAGGTCGCTCGCCAGCTGGCGCCACGGCTCGACTCAGCGCCATGACGGTTGCGACGATGCCGTCAATGCGGCCGTTCGGCCGGCTGCGGCGCTTGTCTGGCCGGAAGTTGTCGTTGGTGTCCATCAGCAGGCAGACATTGCCCGCGCAGTAGCGCAGCACCGGATTGCCGCAGTGGTGCAAACGTTTGCCATACACCAGCTGCTCCAACGCCTTGCTGCCCGGGTACATGCCACCGGTGTTCTGTGGCACCTCCACCAACGGCACGTCCTTCTCCATCAGCTCGTTGGCCAGGTGCTGCGCGTTCCAACGGTCGAAGCCGAGTTCCACCAAGTCGAACGTGTCTCGCGCCCACAGGATCTTTTCCCGGACCGGCCCGTAATCGGTGACATCGCCCGGCGTGCCGACAAGCCAGCCCGCCTTCTGCCAGGCGCGGTAGTTGGCGCGGTCGTCCTGCTCGGCCGTGTCGATCTTGGCTTGCGGGCACCAGAAGAAGACCAGCACGTACCAGTCGCCACCCTCATCCTCCGGCGGGAAGACCAGCGCGAAGGCGACCAGGTCGCGCGTGCTGGCCAAGTCCAGGCCGCCGTAGCAGCGACGCCCGCGCAACATCTCCCCGTCGAACTTCTTGCCGCCTTTGTCCCAGACGGTGATGTCAAACCAACTCTCCCCGCTGCTGCCCCAAAGGTTCAAGTCCTTGGTCTTGAAGTTGGCGAGTGCCGAGGGCAGCGCCGCCGCCTTGCGCGCCATGGTGCGCATGTACTCGACGGTCTTCGAGCGACCCAGGCCAGGATTGGCCTTGATCCACACGCGCTCGTCCAGCGGGTCATCGTCGGGATCGAGCGTGTAGATGTAGCCGAAGAAGGCGTCTTCCTCGCGCTCGCCCTGCAGCACCTCGATGAGGTACTGCCGGATCTCAGTACAGATGCCATCGAGCACGTAACCGGCGGTGGTGATCGCCGACAGCAACGGGTCAACCCGGGCGCCCAGCGCGGTCTCCATCACGTCCCACACGTCACGCGTGCGCTGCGCGTGCAGTTCGTCGAACAGGATCGCGTAGGGGTTGAGGCCGTCCAGGTTCTCGGCGTTGGCCGGTAGCGGCATGAACACCGAGCTGCCGGCGTCGCTCTCCAGCTCGACTTTCTCCTGGTTCAGCCCATTGAAAACCTTGAAGCTGCGGGCGACGCCAGCCGACTTGCGCGCCCAACGCTTGATGTTGTCGAACGCGGGCTTGAACACCGTCAGCGCCTGCGCCCGCGTGGTGGCCACGGCATAGACCTCGGCGCCGGGCTCACCGGCGAAGCCGAACAGGTATGCGCCCTGCGGCCCCTTCCAGGTGCTCTTCCCGTTCTTCCGCGCCACCTCCTCATAGCCGCGGTGGAAGCGCCGCGAGCCGTCGCCAACGCGGCGCCACCCGTAGAGGATGGCAGTCCAGAAGCGCTGCCACGGGTCCAGCAGGATCGGCGTGCCGGCCAGCGCGCCCTTGATGTGGACGAAGAAGCGCTGGATGAAGTCAATGACGTGCTGACCGTGCTCCGGCGAGAACACCAGGCCGCGGGCTGCGCCATCGCGCATGTCCTCGTAGTGCCGCAGCACGGCCAAGAACACGTAACGCCCGACAACGATATCGCCGCGCAGCACGGGCAGGCCATAGGCGTCGTCCCACTCCTGCGGCTGCGCCGGCGTCAGTGCGGCGATCTGTGCCCGGGTGAGTTTCTTGCGTGCCCCACCAGGTCGCCGAAGAGATCGTCCTGGCCGCTCTTCTCGCCGGTGTCCTTGCGCACGCGGGCCAGCGACGGGATGGTCAAGCACGCTTTCGGCAACCATTGGCCCAGCTCCGATTTCAGGCGCTTCTCATCGAGAGCCCATGGCTGCTCCGTCACGTACCCGTTTTGAGCCGTGCGGTAGCGGCCGCGGTCATCACACAGCTGGAGCGCTTCCAGCCATTGGTCGTAGGTCTTGACGATGACGACGATCGGCAGACCAGCCGTCATGTGCTCGATGCCAGCCTCGCGCAGCATCTGGCAGATGTGCTCGAAGAGAGCGACCTCACGGTCGCTCATGTCCGTGCACGGCGGCGGGTCCGGTGACTGGACATCAGTGCCGGCCGAGGTCGTTTTTCCTGGCCCAGAGGGCGGCACGCCGACTCCGAACGACGGTGGTTTCGTGCTCATAGAGCGCCTTTCGTGGTCCGGGAGTGCGCGCGCGCCCCTGAGCGCTTCAGCGCTTCCTGGAGCCTCTATTGCCTTCAACCCCCCGGGGGTAGTTTTCGTTCCCCATAAAAATCAAGGGAACCGGTCGGTCCTTAGCGGCGAGGCGCCAGACTTTTGACCCGCCCCACCCCAGCACGCCAAGCCGGCCGGGTCATGCGCGAACACTGCAGGGGGACGACCGCCTGGCCGGCCCCCACCCGCCCGATCAGTCAGTGCTCGGCGTCAGTCAGCCGGCGTGAAGTCCACGTAGAACTGGCGGCCCGGCACGAACTGCTCAGCAGCCTGCGGATTGAGCGTGCCCAGATCGATGGCACCGCCGGGCGTGTACTTGTAGAACTCTTCGTTCTCGCGGCTGCCGCTGGTCACGGGGTGCAGCCGCGCGTGCTTGTGCCCGCCTTCGGACTCGGTGACGTTGATGACCTTGAACTTGGCACGAACGATGGCCATGGCTTCTCCTTGCGCGGCGTGGCCGCAGGTTGTGGAACTGGTCAGCACACGCTGCAGGAGCCGGCCACATGGCCGGCCCCTATGCACTCGCAGGGATGCACCCCGCGTCACGCGCTCGTGTGGTTATCGGGTCGGGACCAACGGCCAGGCGGCGATGCCGCCGCGCTTCTCAATGTTGGTCTTCTCGGTATGGCAGTCCGGGCAGATCGTCTGCAGGTTCTCCTCGTCGTCGCTGCCGCCTGCTGCTTTCGGGACGGTGTGGTCAACGATGTTGCCCACGGTGACGCGGTCAGCGCGCCGGCACGGCTGGCACAGGCCGCCGTCTCGGGCCAGCACGCCCTGCCGCTTCTTATCCCACGCAGCGCCATAGCCGCGCTGGTGACGCGTGCCGCGGCGGCGGTCCGAGAAGGTTCCCTCGCGCACCTTGTGTGCATCACACCGGTTGCTGCCGTCGCGCACGAGCGTGTTGCAGCGCACGCACGGTTTCGGCGCGGCTTTAGGCATGAGGTTGTTCCAGAAACGAAAAAGCCCGCTGCTGCGGGCCGTTTAGACGCACCGATCCCACCGAAGTCCCGGGTCAGAACCGGGTTAAGCAGGGTAGGCCCGCTGAGTCAGATTCACCGCACGGGACGTACCAGGCGCGGCGTGGCGCGGAGTCTACTCGCGCAGATTCCTGCCGCGCAAGTGCTTTGTCATCGATCGGTTCACCGCATCGAACATGCGCTCCATCTCCGCCAGGGCGAAATTGCAGAACGCACGCTGCTCATCGTCGCGGCCCAGCGACTCCTGTGCACGACCGGTGCCACCACATGCGCGGCACGTCGCCTCAGGTTTGCCATTGCCGCCGGTGCGACCTCGGCCGCAGCACGTGCGGCACATCGAATTCATGAACGCCTGCAGCAGCCCGCCCGACAGCACACGCACGGCCGCAGGGGTCAGCGTGGTGGTACGCGCGGCATGCTCCAGCGCGCGACGGCGCCGATCTTCGAGCATGACAAGCTCACCGGCCAGCAGTGACGGACCGTTGAGCATGTCCCACTCCATGCGGGCGCGCAGCGACTTGAGCTGCAGCGGATGCGGGCGCAGGTCGCGCACGATGAACCGGTTTGCCTCCGCCTCAGCCCATCGCCCAAGTGCGTCACGCGCCGCCGGCAGCGAGCGCAGCTGCAGCACGGCTTTGGCGTAGGCCGCCCCCTCCTCCTCCTGCAGCTGCTGCTCGCGCTGCTGCAGGACTTCTAGGTCTGCAGCTGCGCGCGGTGGGCCGTGCCGCATCTCGCGCCGTGTCTGCGCCGTGGACAGCTTGATCGCGGCCTGCAGCTCGCGCCGATGCTGCTGCACGAGCAGCTCATCGCCGCGCACGACGTCCAGCTCTACGCGCAGCCGGTACAGCAGTGGACCCAGCTCGTTGCGCATTGCGCCGGCCGTGATCAGCAGGTCTACATCACAGGCAGCGTCACTGGCCCGCAAGTGACTGCTGGTGATTGCGCGGCTATACCGCTCTTCCGTGGTGACAAGGTCCGTGTCCATCTACCTGCTCCCTCGCTGTTCCCGTTCCCTCTGCGCTGTGCGCCGCCGGGGCGCGGTCGCGCGCTCCTGGTCGGTCAGTTCATCCTTGAACACATCGCGCCAGACGCTGCGCTGGAACTCCGTCATGAGCGGCGTGCCGAGACCCAGCGCGCGCTCTCGATCACGCAGCGCCTGGGCCCAGGCGTGCTGCCCACCCTGCTGCACCGACGCTCGCACGGGCGGCAGCGTTAGAGGCTCCATCGGCACTCTCATGCAACAGCCTCCGCATCACGGCCGGCCGCGCGCTTCACGCGGGCTTCGTAGTCCTTGAATGACTCGCCGCGGCACGCATAGAAGGCCGCTTCATCCCAGCTGCCAAGCCCCAGCTCTACGCCGACGCGCTCAACGCCGCTGCGCGTCTCCGGCCAGCCACCAGTTGATGCTCCGCTCTCGGGCGCCGGCACAGCCACACCGCCCGCAGCTTTGTTCTCCAGCTTGCCCACCAGCCACGCCATAGGGAACTTGACCTTGTCCCAGCCGCCCTTCGGCTTCTGCGCTTGGATGGCGGTCGCATCCCACCCGGCGGCCACCAGCTTCTGCAAGTCGGTGTCGGTGTGGTGGACGAGCAAACCCTTTGCCGTCAGCTCCGCAGCCACGGTCATTACAGTGTCGGGCCGAAACGCTCCCCGTAATGGCGTTACGGCTGCCGTTACGGCCGGCGTTACAGCAGTCGTTTCAGCCTTCGTTTCACCACCACCCACACCACCCGTTTCCTCCCCGAGGTACTGCAGGGTGTGGGGTGGTTTTTGGGAAGCGGTTCCTGGTTCATGGGGTGGCGTTTCACCCCGTTTCACTGGCGTTACAGCAGGCGTTTCACCGGCCGTTTCGGAAACGGCTGCAGTTGCTTCCGCAGCGATGGTGTCGACGCGCTCCTGCCCCAGTTTCTGGACGGCCAGGGCACGCAGCTCCTTCATCCCCAGGTCGTCGAGATCCTTCTTTCTGCATTCGATATCGACCAGCGCGGCCGTCATCAGCCGGCGTTCGACCCGCAGCAGCCGCACGCGACTGTTCGACTTCGCTTGCTGGGCGACCTCGCTTTCGACAGCGGCCGCCTGCTTCGCCTTGAAGGTCGCGATCTGCTCATCCCACTTTGGGACCCGCCAGCACTCGTCTTCGTCCAGCAGGAAGCACTCTTCCAGCACGCGCTCCAGGGCGCCGCGCTCGGCCCGCGTGTGCACGCCGGACCACTCCCGCAGCAGCACCGGCTTGTTCGGTAGCGGCGCTTCCCTGGAGAAGTAGCGCGCTTTCAGCCGCGCATAGATGCCATGGCACACCAGCGGCATCGTTCCCACGGCCAGGAACGTGTCGCCGATGTGTTCGTCGAAATAGTGCATCGCGCAACCTCCTCCAACTACTGCGCGCCAGGGCCGCATGCCCCGATATCGAAACCGGCAGGCAAGAGCAAACGCTTGGTCAAGCGCTGATCAGGGCAACTACCGACACCACACGGCCGTCAGCGCGGCTGGCTCGGCTAGCGCGGTTCTTGTCCTCGCCCAAAGCCTGGAGCGCTTGCCTCTTGACCAGCTCGCGCACACGGCCGCTCACGATATTTGCGTCGCGGCGGCCAGGAAGCCCGGCGGCCCTGTCCAGCCGCTCCCACTCTTCCTGAATCTCGCACCGGGTCATGTCGGGAAAGCCCGCCGCATGGGCGGCTCGCACGATGCCCAGCACGACGGCGCTGTCGCTTTGCCGGCGCTCTTTCCCGCGCGCCTCCAGGGCGTCGGCCTGCGCCGTTCTGGCGGCGCGGCCGCTGGCCTGCTGATGCTTTTCCATGTGATCTACTCCTTCACCCGCTCGATATCGAAACGCGGGCATGCGAATGCGAAGCGCCGCCCTTGGGCTCACCCAGGACGGCGTGTTGTTGAGGCAGCGCACCATCACGGCCGCCTGACGGCCATCACCGTCCTTCCAGCACATCCGCCGCCAAGCGCACAAGGCGTTCCGACGGATAGAGCTGCACAGCAATGACGCCGGCAGCATCGAGACGCATATCGGTCTCCGCACGCACCAGGTCACCGCTGAGGTCGCCGAACTCGACGCCACGGCCTTCTGCCTGTAGCACGCGCTCCAGCAGCGCGATGAACACCCGCAGCGGCTCGCTGTCGCAGATCAGCGGGTACACCAGGGCACGGCCGGTCTTGGCGCCCGCCCCCTCACCCGATATCGGCTCAACCTGTACCGGGCTCGCGGTGCGCGCGCTCATCGCCCCGCCCCTTGACGGTCAGCCGCTCGCCGCACCGTCTGGCGGCGATCAGGGGCCGGCTCACCGGTTTCACTCTGCGCATCGATCTGCGCCTGCAGCTGCTGGATCTGCACCATCAGGCCGGCAAGCCGTGCAGTGATTCCGCGTCGCTCGTTGTCCGAGACGTGCCCGTCGGCCATCGCACTGCAGATCTCGCCGACGTACGCGCCGACCTGGCGAGACAGCGCACCGACTGCCTCAAGAGGACAGGCCCGCACATGCTCGATATCGGGCAGCAGCATGAAGTAGCCGCCCAGTTCGGCCGCGTAGGCGCTGGCGATCAGCGTGCTACCGGCGAACTTGGACATCTTCACCGAGTCCGCAAGACCGAACTTGTAGCCCGGATCACCGCGCAACTCCTTCTGCAGCGTCGATGCCGCCTTGTCCATGCGCACTGCCAGCGCCGCGGCGCCGCCGGGGTAGTCATCGGCAATGTGGCATGCCGCGTCCATCACGTTCATAGCCGTGAACTCCTCTTGAAGCTATGGACTTGCCCTGCCGCACGTGCAGACACTCGCGGCATGGGCAAAAAACTGGTTGACTTCAGAAACCAACTTAGGGCGGACCAATACAGGCCGCTTGTTCTGCGTCACCTGCCGACGCGCGTGGCACGGACCGCAGGCGCGGCATGGGCTGGGGCGCGCTGGACGCTGCCGGCGCGCAGCGCAAATTGCTGACGCCCCAGCGACCACTAGACTCTGGGGCGATATCGGATAAAGCACGGAACGCGCGCCTGTAACCCGGAGCACCAAGCTCACGTCCCCTGCTCTGTGCATTGCGCACTGCGGCGGTCCGGCTTCGTGCCGCGCTGGTCGGGAAAGCCGATGCGCACTTGGACCGCTCGCCGGTCGGGTTGCGTGCCACGGCGGTCTTCGATAGGGCCAGCGGCGTTCTGAGGCGCCTCGCACTGCGCGGCCACAGGTGATGCATCTGGGATCAGGTCCTCAATGCCAACCTCCCCGCGGCTGAAGTCACGGATCGCACGGTACATCCGAGGCGGAACGGGAACGTCACCGTTGGCCATCTGGCTGACCATCGACCTTGTGACATCGAGGTGCACCGCAAGCGCGGATGCGCGCCCCGGGACAGCCTTGAGCCATGGTTTGAGTTTCATGACCAAAGTTTAGGTTTAACTAAACCAATGCGTCAATATTTATCTAAACCATGTTGTTTAGCATGCGCTTAACATGAAAGAAGAACGCCGGCGGCGGTTCATTGCCTTTTTCACGCGCAGGTACGGTGATGACCGGGCCCGCTTCATGCTGGACACTGGCTTCACCAAGGGGCGTGTGTCGCAGTTGTTTGACGCCGCTCAGCCGTTCGGCGAGCTGGCCGGCAAGCGCATCGCCGAGGCGCTCAGCCTTCCTTCCGACTACTTCGAGCGGGACGCCCCGACTCAACCTGAGGCCGCGCCCGTGCCTGCGCCGCTGGCCGGTGCGCGCCTAGACAACATCGAGCCTGGCCCAGACACAAAAGGATTGGTGCCGCTCATCAGTTGGGTCCAGGCCGGCATGTGGGCCGAGTCCTGTGACGTGCTGGAGTTGCACGAGGTGGAGCGCTGGCTTGAGTGCCCTGTGCCGCACAGCAAATGCACGGCGGCGCTACGTGTGCGCGGAGACTCAATGACGGCGCCGATTGGTGCTGCGAGAACTTATCCTGAAGGTGTCATTATTTACGTGGACTTCGAGAAAAAGTCTCCTGTAAATGGCCAGCGCATCGTTGCGAAGATTGACGGCGGCAGCGAAGTAACTTTCAAGGTGTTCAAAGAAGAGGATGGGCGCCGCTGGCTGCAGCCGCTTAATCCTATGCATGAACCGATTCGGGATGAATTCAAGGTGCTCGGAATGGTGATCGGCACGTGGATTGAAGAGTAATAAAATTATGGGGCATATATGAAGAGATTGCTGCTATGCGCAACAATGGCGCTTTTCTTTCAATACCCTTTAGCGGCTGGACCACAGGCGAAGAAATGGGATAAAGAACCAGCGACTGTGCTCGGGCTAACGCTTGGTGGCCCGTTCAATGAAAGCACCATGGAGCTTTGCCCGCAAGGCTGGGCTTTTGACATGGGCGACAAGATGTGCCTTAGAAAAGGTTACATGCCTGAGTACGGGGTTTTGGAGGTAGATGGACGACCAAATTTAGGTTTTGGGTACAGACTTTATGTAACCCTCAAAGAAGCTTTACTTACAGAAATTTCAATAACCGGCCAATATAGAGAATGGGACGCCATCAAGGACGTTTTAATAGAGAAGTACGGACCACCCCATAAGATTGAAAATGAAAAGGTCACAAATCTTAATGGAGCCGTTTTTATGTCGGAGCGGTTAAGCTGGGATGGAAAGAAAGTTTCAATCATGGCCTCTGCTCGCACGACCGATCTTAATACCGTGTCCGTGATGTTTTTTGATAATGCAAATTTGAAGAGGGCCGTCGAGTCGGACCGGCAGCGCGCAAAAGGTGCGGCTTCTAAGCTTTAATGGCTATACCAGAAACTGAAATAACGCGCACCTGATTACCTGCCCGCACTGACAAGAAAAATAGGGAGGCGCGCTTTGACGCGAGAGGAAGTCGAGGAATCGCTGGCCAAGCCCAAGGAGGCGATGGAGGCACCACTGTGCCTCCCGCGTGCCAACCACGCGGGCAACGTCATCGCAGTGTCAGTGCTTCTGGATGCCGCAGGCATCACGATCCCAGCACTGCATTGACCAGCAGCTACTCACTCACCAAGCCCGCTGCGAGCGGGCTTTTCTATGCTCGTCTGTTTAGTGATTACTTGACTAGCTTGTTTAGTTAAATTTAAACTTTCCTCCATTGCCACACCGAGGGAGCAAGCGATGGAGAGCACAGACCGCAGCAACTTTGCTCGCACTGCATCAAGCGCACCGGCCACCGACCAGCACGACCTTGACGCCGCACTGCTCGGCAGCGCGCAGCTGATCCGAGATACCTGGCTGTTCCTGGCCACGGCGTTCTTCGCGCACGCAGCGGTCGTGATTAACCTTCTGGCGGTGCTGTCATGAGCCGCGGCGCCCTTGCCCAGCGGGCCACGTTGGTCAGCACGCAGCCGACCTCCACCGAGTTGGAAACCCTGCGCGCGCAGCTCGCCCGCACCGATGTGGCGCTGCTGCAGAACATCGAGGCCGGCGCCTACCCCGTGAAGCTAGACGGCACCGTGTGGCGCGACGTGCGCCCGCTGCTCGATGAGCGCGAGGTCTGCCCTACCACGGCCGACACCACGCGCGAGCTGCTGGACTACCTTGCCCAGCGCGGGTTGCTGCTGCGGCACGGGCAGCACGCGCACCTGGTGCGAGCTGCAGTGAGGCCGGCATGAGCACTGTTCCCATGTACTGCACCGTCGTGCGCGCAGCCCCGCATGCCATCTGGCTGCGCGACGGCACCGCCATGCACCTGCACCGGGTCAACACGCCGTCCGCACGTGCCGTGAGCTTGCGCGCGCTGCGCCGGCCCGGTGGCTGGCAGGTGGTCGACATCACGCGCATCGCCCTGGAGCTGCGCGACGAACTGCCCGGCGCTCACGAGCGCGACGTCGACGGCCTCGTGCTGTTCGCGCTGCGCGCCGCGTGCCCGACGGCCGACGAGTTCCTGGTAGCCGCTGCCCGCGCAACGGATGTCGCGCTGACGCGGCTGGCCAATGCCTCACACATCAAACCCGAAACGCAGGAGGTGTGATGGACCTTGCCGCTTCCGTCGCCCTGGCCGCAGCAGCCAAGGAAGCCGACCCGACGCAGATCATTGAGATCCCGCTCGACCAGCTGCACGACAGCCCCTTCAACCCGCGCAAGACCTATCTCGACATCGAACAGCTCGCCGCCGACATGACGAGTGTCGGCGGCAACCTGCAGCCTGCGCTGGTGCGGCCGCGCTTTACCAACCCGTTGCGCGATGACCTCATTGACGGCTTCGAGGTCGTGTTCGGCCACCGCCGCAAGCGCGGCGCCGCGGCCGCAGGCCTGCCCACGCTGCGTTGCATGGTGCGCCGCATGTCGGACGCCGAGGCACGCCGCGCGCAGATCTCGGAGAACCTGGCTCGCGCCGATGTGCACCCGATTGAAGAAGCCGAGGGCTTCGCCACGCTGATGCGCGAGGACGGCATCACCGCCGACCAGCTCGCGGAGCAGACCGGGAAGAGCAGGTCCTATATCTACAGCCGGTTGAAGCTCCTGCAAGCCTGTCCCGCCGTGCGCGAGGCCTGCGTCAAAGGCGAGATCGGCAGCGAGACGGCGTTGCTCATTGCGCGGCTGCGCACGGAGAAGCTGCACGAGAAAGCGCTCAAGTACATCGAAGGCAAGTTCCTCAAGCTGGACGACGGCGGCAAGAAGAGCTTTCGCGCCATCCGCGATCTGCTGCTGGAGAAGTTCACGCTGGAGCTCAAGGGCGCCATCTTCGACACGGCCGACGCCCTGCTCCTGCCCGACGCCGGCACGTGCACCGCATGCCCCAAGCGCAGCGGCAACGCGCCCGAGTTCCAGGACGTGACGGACGGCCAGAAGTCCTACGAATGGAGCCGCACCCCTATCGGTGCAGACGTTTGCACTGACCCGGATTGCTGGGATGCGAAGAAGACCGCGCACCTCAAGCGCGAGGCCGCCGCACTGGTGAAGGACGGCCGCACCGTGGTCACCGGCAACGCCGCGCGCGTGGCCGTGGGCGCCGACGGCATC